GGGCGGGGTTCTTCTGATTTTGGTTTACGCTCCTCAGCCTTCGAAGCCTTGCGCTCTGCGCGTTCAGCTCTGTGCTCTTCCTTCGAAGCTTTGCGCTCTACGCGCTCGGCCTTTTCAGCTTTCTTTTCCACCTTCTTAGGGGAAGCCTCTTTGGCCTCCTCTACAACGGTGAATCGGCCTGGACGGGCCTTCATGTAAGCTTTTACGGTAGGAAGATCACTAACAAGACACCTTGCGATGCCGTATTCGTCGAAGTTAAGGACCAGTTCGCCATCCACAACAAATGCTCTGCCACGGATGCTGTTACTCTTTACTTTCACTATCTTCATCGGTATCTCCTGATTCGATTCGGGGCTCTCTATAAGCGAGTTGAGAAGCAGATCGGCTCTTAGCTGGGCTGCTCTCTTGCTCTTAGGATTCTTCTTTTCACCTAAGATGGACATGTCGAAGTTGATCTTATTCTTCTCTTCCTCTTCAAAATCGTCGTCATCCAACGACTCCTCAATAGGTCGAAAAACACAAGACCCGCAGACATTGGCTCCCTCTGTGGGAAGCTCCTTCTCGCACCATTGACATTTTGCCATGAGAGCAAGACAGTAGGGACTAAGTTACCTTAGTCCCTACCAATCCCTTATCGAGTTTCGAGCTTGCCGATGTTGATCATGCGAATCCACTTCTTAGGAGCGAAGAGGATTGGAGTACCGTACAGAAGAATCATCCAGCGGTAAGCTGGGGAGAGAACTGCAAGGTCCATCTTCATCATAGGCATGAGCTGACGGAACGTTACAACAGATGGTGTAAGCTCACCCAAGTACGCCGTAGACGTGAATGGAAGTGTGAGGTTTACATCGTTGTAAAGTGCGCCGGTTGCGCCGCCTGTCTGCGATGTCGCAGGAACCTGAGCGATAAGCGAGTAGCTGGAAAGGTCCGCTGGGACACCAAGTGCAAGCTTAGCCTCCGAACGGTAAATTCGGAAGTACTCTGGTGGGAACGCGCCGATTGCGGCAGCGTTGGTGACAGTAAGAGGAACATGAACGCCTGCGTCCTTGTTGACCTGAGTGGTTATAACGATAGCACCCTGGACAGCGGTAGGAGCGGACTCACCAAAACGGTTAGCCGCAGTTACAACGTAGTTCACGTTAGAGTCACCCGATGGGGCACCCTTGTTATGGTCACCGTCAGTACCAGTCACGGCACCAGCAACGATAGATGCTGGGGAGGCTGGAGCGTTAGGGGAGGTAGCAGCCGAGCGAGGTGCTGGGTTCTCGCGAATGAAGACATCCGGGTTGAACTCAATAACACCAGCCTGAGTGCTGATTGTCTGGATGGTCTGACCAACCTGTCCGTTTTGCGGAGCAGGAAGCTGGACGCGCTCACGAGGGTAGAACGTCTTCACAAGGTCGGACATCACGCGAGTACCGAGGAACATATCAGTTGGGAAACCGAAGTTCTCGATGATCTCGTTTGCTGCCTCTTCCATGTCTGCTTCCTGAATGGAGTTACCCTCCAAGTCAAGAACAGCCGAAGCGTCGATCAACGAATCAAGGCCGTCCCACTGCTCTGCTTCACCGTCGAAGGAGAGAGAGGAGTCACCGTTGAACAAGTTGCGCTCGACCTGCTCAAGGAGCCAGAGAATACCACTCTGGTTCTCAAGCGCGATCAAGTCACCATGTGCTGGGTGAACAAGGGATGCCTGATGCGTGACCTCACGAGTCGTACCAAGGAACTTCACAAGCTGGACGCGACGTGCATACGACGTGTCGGTTGCCTGTGGAAGCTCACCTTCCTGAACGAAAGGATTCTGGTTACCACCGTAATTAATTAATTGGTTGTACTCTTCAACAGTTGAGTAAGCTGGGCTCTTAGGGATCTTCTTCCAGAACTTGATGTGGGAAGAAGTGTACGTAAGTACCTTGAGGCTTGCCTCAAGAGACTCAACGCGAAGCGCGGAACCACCGGTCTTATTTGCACCAGTCTGGTAGCCTGCTTCAAGAGCTTTGCTAAGTTCGTTGATGTCCTGATCGGTGCCTGCACCGAATCCTGACATACCTGCCGTAGAGTTCTGAAAAGAACTTAGTCCTACAGTCATTTTAAATAGCTCCTATTATCTCAGCGACCGGAACGGTACGCGCGGACCTTGGAATCCATGTCAGCCGAAAGAAGCTTTGTGGATTCGAATTTAACAACCTCAGTTGGGTTGAGTTCACCAGCCTGCACCATTGCAGTCATAGTGTCAAGAACCTGTGCCTTCGAAAGCTGCTCACCCTGAGGGGCAACTCCGCCTGCACTGAAGCTCTTGTCGATTGCAGTTGCCGACTGTGGTCCACGAGCTGGGGCGCTCTCCACTTGGTCGATTCTCTGCTGCTGGAGGGTCATAACCTCGGCAAGTGCTGCGATAGACTTCGCAAGCTCGCCGTAGACCTGACGCTGCTCAGTGGCGGATGCCTCTAGGGACTTGCTGAGACGTGCCTCAACACCCTGAAGGGATTCACCATTGTACTCGGCCCAACCATGAAGGAACTCAGAAACCTCGAAGCCCTTAGATAGGGAATCGTTGTCTGATGCTGCCTCTTCAAGGCTCTTTGCGAAAGGATTCTTCTTGTCATCCTTGTCGTCGTCGTCTTCGTCACAGCCCTTTTCGACCTTCTTGTCGTCGTCTGCGTCCTGGGACTTCTTGCCAGTACCGGAGAAGTTTGTAAACATACCCTTCTCGATTGCGGCTGCAAGTACAGCCTTCTCTACGGCATCAAGGGTCTGACCCTGTGCTGCCTTTGCCAAAACGGACTTGACCATTTCTGCGGAACCGGAGTAGTCCGTTCCGTTCTCGTCAATACCGTCTGTTGCTCCATCTTCAGGTGACTTGCGCTGACCAGTTCCGGCCCAGGTTCCTGGGTCAGAGTTATCGGGCGTGTGGAATACCTGAGTCGAACCCGCGTCAGAACCTGCTCCTGCACCGGCATTACGCATAGACTCTACGTCTGTCGTTGCGGTGCCGCGAGAGTTGTGGCCCTTAGCGAGATCCTGGAGCGCGTCAAGTGCCTTAGAGACACTCTCTTCTGCTACAGTTTTTTCACTCATGATTAATGCTCCTTAAAAAAGCGTAAACACTACGTTTGCGACAGCCACTGCAGCTTCCTCAGTTAGGTCTTGCGACTTCTTGAGATACTCTACAGTTTCGTCATAGGTTAATGCCTTGGCAGTGCGATCCTTTTTGATGCCACCTTCAAGACTCTCTGGAACAAGCGGCGAACCGCCTGCGTTTAGAGCCTTCTCCTCATCCTCTTCCGCCTTATCAGCGACGTTGGATTTGGACACAGCCCACTTATCAGCAGACAGAGATTTTGCAATCTCGGCCCACGTAGTTGTATTTACAGGTGCAGGGGTCAGTGCGATATCTTGTATCCAGCACTCGGAGATTTCCTTACCGGCTCTCCTTTTAACCTTGCCCTGAATCGAGAATCCAACCTTACGGCGGGACTCGGACGAGTTGAGAGCGTGCATTAGCTCCCAGTACTTGTCTGCCTTTTCGTGATTATTGAAAAGGAAGCCCTTGACCCAGAAACCGTTCTTGGTGACCTTACACTCAGTAGGCTCACCAACCTTGTTCTCTGGACCAGGCTTGTGGTCGTCATTGAAATACCCGTGCTTCATAAAGTACGAGTAGTCAATTCCGTGTTGCTTTACAATCTCTCCCTGGAGGTCTCTTGCGTTAGTAGAAGCGATGCCTTGGATCCAACGCTTTGCGTCTTTTCCTTTGCCAGCCTTCTTAACCTCAAGAGCTTGTGCAGGGACGAAGAAGTTAAATGTTTCCTCGTCAATCCAACCGCTGTCCATATTAAGTATTACCTAGGTGCTAAAGTAAAAAAAGGGAGCACCCGATATTCGCTACCGGGCTGCTCCCATTTGGAGAGATCATCAAGCTTCCTCTAAAGTATAAACTATTATACGTAAGTGTCAACAAGTTTTTTGAACTTATGTCATTTCTTCGGAGTGCGCCCTTCACCGTCATAACTTCGAAGATACAACGGGGGCGACTTCTGACGAGACATAGATTTGACCATATCAACGTCGAGGGTGAGGGGGATAGGAATCTCCTCGTTACAGCCCTTGCAGACCGCGCGAGACCCCTTTTCCTCCGATAGTAGTAATATCTTGGTGCGTAGCTTGATATCGCCGCCAACGCTCTTTATGACCATTTCGCCGCAATTCGAACACGCCAAGAATACTGCTTTATTCATCTTCCACCACGAATTCTTCCAAGCCAGGGCAAATGCCTAGATAGTCTACACCGAAGCTGTGGATAACACTTGTGTAAATATTACCCCCCTTAGTAAGATCGAAGCTTGCAAACGGAAGGTCGTAGACCATTACATTCACAGGCAAGCCTTGTCTGTCGTAGAAATCGATAGATTTAGTCGTAACCACTCCGTACAACGTTTCTCCTGTTTCTGACTCTACAGGAATAGTAGAACTAGGTGCAGGATAGTGTGACTTCACTAACGGGTATACCTCTTTTTCGAAGTCTTCGCCAGCGTAGTTACTTGCAAAATGGAGGACCTGCTCAGGGATCGGGCTCTCTATCGCCTTGCTGAGATGCTCTTCCAGCTCCTCACGAGCGTCAGCTGCTTCGTTCATCTTCTCAGACATCTCTGGGTTGGCGGCAGCAAAGAAAGATTCTCTGACCATTTCCCAAGCGTAAACACAACTGTTGTGGCGACCGTATATCAGTCCCTCGGAAGGAATAGCTATGTAGCGGCCCGCACCGGAGGTTACTGTAATACTCTCTGCCTTCTTAGCCAGGGCAATCTCGCGCATGTGGCGAACGTCAGCAACGGACGGATGAGGCTGACCGTCTAGCATGTCTCCTTCGTCAGTGACTTCTAGCTCGGCACGCTCCCAAAGCTCAGGACGGGAGGGGTGACCCTTGGTTCTGTTCAGGACTAGTGCGTCCTCTTCGTTGAGGTTAGGATCAATTACCATCCAATGGTACGGTGCCATATGGAAACCTGGGTTGCCGTAGCCTAGTAGGAAGTGTAGGTTGCCTTCTATGGAGCCGAGAAGTTTCTTCTTGCCTTCATGGCCAGGATAGCAAGAAGTGAAAGTAAGGTCTGCTGCCTTCTTACCCTTCATCTGCTCAGCCATGTGAGAGAGGCGCTTCCAGTTCTCCAGGCCAATAGGCTTGCGTGCCTTGGCGATGGGCTCCCAGGAATCGAACATATCTATTTCCATTACTCGTCCTCCCCGGGAATCGGCGTCTTCTCAGAATCAACTGCGCCCTCTTCCTGGTCAGCTACAGCAGAATCTGCTGGAGCCTCTTCTTCTTCTTCTCCGCCACCCTCTACGTCAGCTTCTTCTCCACCCTCTTCGGCTTCAAGAGCTGCTGCAGTCTCTTGGTCAAGTATAGCTTGTTCCTCAGGAGTGATGTCGTGCATAGGCTGTGCGTGTAGCCAGGTGGAGAACTCAACCTCATCCTCGCGGCGTCCCATAAGGTCTGAGAACACAGTGAGGGTGGCGTAGTCGTCTGCTTCCACTCTAGGGATGATGCTCTTGTCAAGACTACCAAGGTCGTAGTTCTCTAGGAGCAGGTCGCGTAGTTTAACATCTACCAAGTACTGAAGGTCTTTCTGAGTTCCGAAAGCCCGCTTCAGCTCGCTTAGAGCCATGCCGTCAATCTCTTGTGGGTCTACATCCTCCGTAGCCAGCCTGTTCAAGACTCGGGAGTACATGTGGCTGGCGTGCCATGCAAGGATGTACGCAGGGGAGACCCTCAGGTACTTCAGCACGGAAGCGATGTGGCGCACCCCAATACGGCCCTCTCCTCGGAAGGTCATGAGTACGAACAGCGGAGCTTCAGGATCTCGTGACCCTACCAAGCTGGTAAGGAAGTCCAATAGGATAGGATCGCAGATGAACTTGCGGCCTAGCAGCTTCACAGTGTTGTCGATGAACTCCAGGTCGGAGACAGTAGCGTTCAGGAGAGGCTCTATCTCGTAGAGTCCTTGGTCCATGAGCATCAAGATGGCCCCGATGATTTTGTCCTTGGCGTGGTAGTTGTTGAACTTACGCACAGCGAAGTTACGAAGGCGAGGGATATTAGAGTCTGTGACGCGCAGCTGGTACTGTACGTACAGGTCGATGTTCTCGCGTACATCAGAATCTAAGTAGATATAGCGGTGCTCGCCTTCTCTCTCGTAGATCTCGAACCAAAGGTTCTTAGGGTCAATAGGGTTGTATTCCTCGTTGCGTTCCGGCTCGATGTCTGGAGGAACAGCCATGTGGCGTCTCTGTCCCTCAGCGGTGAAGAACTGCGGGTTATCCGTTGGAGTAGGCTGGTCGCCTGCCATGACTGCGATTCCTAGCTGTGGATCGTGGTCTGGGCTTTCCTCAGGGGCGTTCGTATACCGCCAGTAGTTGTGTGACTGGTCAATGTACCAGTAGTCGTAGACATCATCAAAGCCTGAACGGAAAACGTAAAGGTGTTGAGGGTCTACTAGGTCGGGAAGGTTTCCCTTGTTTAGGTCTGATGCACCCTGGGTGACAGTACCTGTTCCGTAGTCATTCATGGTGTTGTATGCCTCTAAGGGTGTGATAGGAGGACCGGATTCAACAGCAATACCGTTCTGCAAAAGCTCGTGAGTATGGCTATCGCCTACATACATAGGGGGACCAGACAAGTTTCCTCCACGTATCTCGTGTTGGTGATCTGGGCCGTCAGCCACAGCAGACACAACTTGCGGACCTACACGTAGTGTCCAGCGATGAGCGTGCCCTTTAGGATTGTTCGAAGATGTCATTGTTTACCGTATAGTAGTCCAGGTTATCCTGATGTTTGTCTTTATTCAATATCTGCAGCTTCTCCATCTGCAATATCATCCCCGTCGTCAGACCCATCGTCAGCAACTGGAACCTCGTCTTCGGACCCTTCGTCTGTAGGCTCTTCAGCACCATCAAGTCCAGTGGGTTCAAGGATTTCGCTACGTTCTTCAGGTGTTTCATTGAGATAGTCCAGTAAAAAGCCCTTGACCTCTGCCCTCAGCAAATCAGGATCGGCGTTCTCTACCGCGTATCCAGGCCAAATCTTCTCTACCAACTCTACCACAATAGTAGAGTCAAGAACAGGGAGAAGGTCCATCAACTTTAGGATGCCTTCTTCAGACTCCAGGTCAAAGTCGTAGAGAGACTTGATAAGGTCTCCCACGTCTACAGCCTTGGAGATTTCCAAGGACAGGACACCGTGTGCCTTGTCTTCGTTGAAATCAATATCAAAATCAGCCAGCTCGTGGTTCTCTGCCATCACGAAACCCTTGGCTACAAACTCGCCCTCAGGAACACCAGCCTCTGAGACTTGTGGGAATGGGTGGGAGAATCTACCTCCATGATGAAGGGATCCGTCACCGCCCTGCCTCTCGCAGCTATCGCCGCCACCGTATATACATTTACGAAGCATCTGTTACACCTTCACCGCAGTCAGGTAGCTGCGGAACCTGGCCGGAAGCTCATCTAAGAACTTCGTGCCATCATCAATTGTGAGTCCCTTTATTGTAGTATCTTTTAGCCTTGCAAGCAAAATAGGAGAATCTGAATCGACCTTCTTACCGGTCCACCATACGCTGCCCATTCGCTCTCGCGCTTTTCCATAGGTAAAGAACTCAATTTCATTCAGTTTATCGGCCATTATGGTCTCTTCTTCTTCCTATTTCCAAAGCCCAGTCCCTCTAGGTCAGCCCGCTGCTTCTCTCGCTCAATATCAGCTGCCATACGCGTCACAGTGCGTTCCATATTCGATTCAGCCTTGGGAGCCTTCTTAGGCAGGCTGCCGCTCTCTAGAGCCGATATGCGAGAATCAAGGTCTTCGAAGATAGCTTCCTTACCCTCAGGGACATACTCTGGAGTGGCTAGAGCGTACAAGCCCTCCAACTGCTTCTCTAGAACAGAGATGTTCTCCTTCTCGGCTTGAACTTTGGCCTCAGCCTTTTGGTGCTTGGAGCGGAGCTTCTTATACTCTGGGCTATTTAGGACTTCCTGCTCTCTCTTTAGTGTATCTGCTAGGGTGCCTTCTTCTTCTTTACTGATCTCGTATAGGTAGTCGTTTTCGGCTTCCATAGCCTGGTAGTATTCTTCGTTTACAACATCAAACAGCTCGTGGGCTTCGTTGATCTTAGCTATTTGAGAGTCAATCCTGTCCTGGCGGATTTTGGCTGCCTTGGTAGGCGTAGAGATGTTTCCAGAGCGCTTCTCTTCTGCCAGTCCTCTATGACGACGGACAATCTTCTCGTACCTCAAGCGACCTAGAGTGTTCACAGTCACGCCCGTCTCGGAGACTGCGGATGATTCGTAGCTAGCGAAGATACCAATTTCAGCGAAGCGCTTAGCTGTAGCGTACTCGGGGCTAGAAGGATCAGCGGAGTGCTGGTCTATAAAGTCCATAGCGAAATCTTCCCACTTCTCGTTAGGAGTCTCTCGGTTGTTGATATCCTGCTTAGTTGTATCTTCGTGAAACTCGTAGAAAGGAAGGGTTCCATTATTTTCTTCAGCTACCTTGAGAACGTACTTCATTCGAAGATAGGTTTGCGCAGTCTGCCATTCTGCAAGGCTCCTACCAAATCCACGCTGCATGTCTCCGAAAGAAGTATTTTCAAACTGAGCCTGGAGTGCAGGGCTGAGTTTGACCTTGGCATGGTTCGAGTGGAACCCTTGGTGGATCATTCCCTTGTAAGCTTGTAGACCGGTGGTATAGCAAAACCCGTGGTCAATGGCTTTGACATCGGTAAAGTCTTCGTTCACCATAAAGTTGTCTACGTGACGATCTCGGTTGTTAGTAACCATGTCCCACGTAGCTATTTCCTGCAGCTTAGCGCTTAGCTTCTTAGGGTCCTTAGACACCTCCATCAACAACTTGTGCTGCTTGCCAGGCCTGTCTGTAGGGGTGAAGGGCGTCATTTTGCGGTCTAGCTTTTCCACAGCCTTCATAGCGTTGGTGTGGTTAGGAAGCCAAGCCTGACCGCTAGAATATACGCCTTGTCGGGTACTGCTCACAGTCATAGGACATATAGTGCTACCGAACATAGCCGTCATCTCGTAGAAGCCTATCTCGCGGTTCACGTCAGAACCAGCAACATCGTTACCTGGCTTCGTTAGCTTAGAGCCATTGCCCTGGATGACCTCTTCGTAGGAGGTGTTGATACCAGGAGTTGCGTCTCCTCCGCTCTTCTCTCTGGTCTTCAAGTTCTCAGACAGAGTGACCTCGCCCTCGGTTAGGTACTCTCTAAGCTCTTCGGGAGTGTGCGGCTTCTCTGCCCACTTACGAGCCTGTACGAAAGAAGTGTTGAGAGGCGGTGCTTCTTGTTTGCCTCCCTCGCCTCCGCCTTCATCACCGCCGCCGCCACCTAGTAGCGCGGGGTCGATTCTCCACGCACCGTTAGGAGACTGTTCCCAGCCTTCGGACACGTTTGGATCTCCGGTTCTGCTTCCTCTTATACTCTCCCAATATACCCACGGCTGGCCGGAAGGAGCTTCAGAACTGCCCATCTGTGGGGCAGGAGTTGTGGCTGCGTCATCGGAGGCGGGAGCAGGAGCAGGAGCAGGAAGTGTTGGTGCGCCTGACTCAGGTGCTCCAGGACCAGGCTCGTTGCCGGGTGCTGCTAGGCCTGGCATACTTCCAGGGTTGGCAACCTTAGGACCGTTGGTGCTGTTAGGACCCTTAGGCTTGATTGTCGCACTCATGGTGCCTGTGTCTACAGCCTTGCTCATACTGTTCTTGTAGCGCAACTCGTCAGCAATCTTGAGCCTACCGTTCTGCCAGGCCATTCCTGGTGGAAGGTAAATCAGTTCGCAGTAGCAGTGTGGGTGAGCAGGGGGCAGGACGGGCTTCCAACCACTGCGCAAGCCTCGTGGACCTACCTTGTGGTTTGTGCCGGGGTCTGCGTTGCTGCCTCGGGCAATGAGGTCGCTAAGGATAAAGACCTTAGGGTTGCCGTCCTTGTCGAGGTAGAGATTCTTACAGTCGTCGCATGCACCAGAGTTAGGCACTACGCTGACCTCAGAGCCTGGTCCGTCAGACTTGGAGTAGATGTCTACCTTGTTGGCAATAGCCATAGCTGCGCCACGCTGCTTAGCTCGGTGCATCTCTGTGACGGCGATCTTCTTTACGTCTCTGGTGAGGTTCTTACTGAGTTTGTTGCTAAGAGAGGACGCTAACTGATCTCGGGTCTTCTTCTCTTTGAGAGCGAGCGCAACCTCGTCTTTGATGATCTCTTTCACTACTGCGTCAGAGAGCATGTCTTGCGTGGCCTCGTTCAAACGCATGAAAGCTCCAGCAGCGGCATCGTCTACAGCTGACTGTAGGTGTCTCGCAGCGTGGAGCTTAGCTTCTCTCACCGCCAAGGAGTCCTCGGAGGTGTGTCTAAACCTGTTGATGGTGGAAAGCTTCTCTAGAGTCAGTTCTTTGTAGGCTGACTTCTTTGAGAGCGAGGCTGCACGTCCAAGCGAAAAGGCCCTGCCGATCAGGTCTACCTCATCCCCCGAGGGTAGCTTACCGTACTTCTTCAGCTCAGCTAGGTCTTCCTTTGAGACCAAATCTTTGCCGATGAGTTTTACGGTCAGCCAGTTCCCATAAATGCGCAGGATTCTGCGCAATGACGCTAACCGATTTTCCATAGTATTTTACGAACCAGTTTTGATAGCCATTAGCTTGCCATGAACGCTTTCACGACCTCATCTGGATCAACATCATCTTCCATTTGTGCAGATACTGACTTAGCATCTGGCAATGAAGCCTTGCTGATCTTGTCGGAACCAATGTATAGCTCGGTCTGCTTAGGCTTGAAGGCGCTAGGGCGACTCGAAGTATGTGGAGTTCCGTCAAGCTTGCGCTGACGTTCTATTGGGCTCACTGCCTTAACAACATAACCATCATCACCCTCTTTGAAAAGGGGGTCACTGTCACTTTTTCTCAATGGCTGAGGAGAATCTTTGTAGCTTGGCATATTACTTTCTCTCTAAAAACGATATAATCTCATCCAGGTGGACAGAGATGTTTAATTGACTGATGCCCGGGGTATATAGGGATACTACTCCTACAAGATTGCCGTGCATAGATATTACTGGTCCACCAGAGTTGCCTTCGAAAACAGGGGTCTGATGCTGAAAGAACTTTCTTTTCTCTCCAAAGAACTCAACAAATCGCTGAGCGCTTGACACAATGCCCACGGTATATGTCCAGAGGGCAGAATTGGGGTGGCCTACGATGTATACACGCTCTCCAACATCTGGGGCGTGATTATCTAGCTTCAAATAAGTGTGGTCAGGTAGCTTAGCGTGCTCTCCGTCTGCGATGCGTAAGAGAGCCAAATCTGCAGACTTCATCATCTTGACGACAACAAACTCAGTCCAACGACGGTCTGAGAAGGTGCCACCAGTGACTTGGTAGTCTTGATACGTTCCAACCCTAATAACGTCTCCGATTTCAGTGACACAATGGTTGGCGGTTAGAACCTCATATTTGCTAACGAATGTGCCTGTACAAAAGGCCCAGTGGTCGCCTTCTTTGTCGAAGAAACTCTCAGGAGCCACCAGGGCTACAGTAGAGTTGGATGCCTTGATCACCTGCTTGGTGGGGATGACCGAAACGTTACCACAATTGCAAAGAACGAATATAAGTAAGAGAAGAAGAGTCTTTTTCACTAAGGGCCTTTCATTCCCCCCGAAACAGTGTGGCTACCTCCCTAGAGAGGTGGCCTAGCATTGTGTCTACAGCAGAATCGACTTCCTCAAGAAGTTCCTTTTCTGCTGGATTACTGGGTACGAACTTACCGTCTGCCCTCTGACTCTTCGCCAGAGAACTAAGGCCCCGACTGACAAGCTCTAGCTCATCAGCGGTAAGATTTGTCTTGACCTTCATTACGAGCGGGTCTGATGACGCCCAGGAGCGGAGCTTCCGCCCTGTCCTGCGTTGTAGTTCA